ACGGAAAACTGTTGGTTGAGCAATCCCTTCCTGAAATCCGTAAGAGGTTGTCATGAGTGAACAGAAAACAGTAACCACCTACTTCGCAAAATCGTAATATCTATAAAATTCCTCTTCAGTTATGTATTTCCCAGAATTATCGATCATATATCCATATCTATGCCGCCCGAAATAGTCATCGAAACAAAAGACATGGTTCACCTGCCCCGTCTTTTTGTTCCGTGCGCGTATGGTGTAGCTGCTCATGGCTCTATCTTCTCCGAAACAACGCTTCTGCCAGTAAAAATACATTCCAGTTTTTCGTTAATATAACCGACCTCGAAAGGCATCATTGGTAGATGATGACCAGCGTGTTTATTGCACTGCGTGAAATCGATTCCGTCTGCATGGGCGCGTTGGCAGATTTTGATGTACTCGTTCATGAGTCCAGTGAACTCGATGAACGGGTGGCAACCGATGCGAATTGCAGCGGTATAAAATTGGCTTGATGCTTCGCTCATACGCAAAATCATCATTTGACGCTCATCTTCGGAAAAAACTTCTTGTGGTTTTGTCATGGTCGGAAGCGTTTTAATTACTGGTTCTGACATGGTGCCTCCGGGGATACAGAAATCATTTCTTGCCAAACACGTTTTGCCGCTGGTTTAGAAAAAGTTTTATACCATCCCACCTTCATCATTTCTTCTGTTGGCTCTACTGGAACAAGTTTCCATCCTTGAGGAATTGTAGTTTCAGATTCAGCCATTTTCCTCATCCTCCCATGTAAAAAGTTAACCCAACCATCTCCGCAGGGTCACGCGGTAAATTTTCCTCGTTATAAATCAGTGAAATAAATTTCTCGGTTATCCCTTCATCAATCGTTCGTAGTAATAGCGGAGCTTCTTCTTTTGGCCTTTCCTGCCGATGCAGTTCCATAGAAGTTTATCGATGTCCTGTGCGGTCAATGGTAATCCCCTATCATTTCCATCACCTGCATTTCCAAATCTTCCCTGTTCATGTTCGGGATGATTTTCGTTAGAACCACCTCTATTGCCTTGTCGTACCATTGTTCAAACGCATTCTGATCCATTGCAGCAAAGCTTATCGATTTAGGCGATGCGAACGGAATCCCATCAACTGTTTTTCCAACATCAAACAATCCCGTTGCGAGTTTCAAAGCATCCAGTAGTTGCTCCGTTGTCGCGAAGGTGTTCTGGTTATCGAAAACCAGTTTCAGCAGTGCGAACAGTTTACGGTGATGCTTTCCATTGCGCGGTCTGCGTATGGAGGCGGTCACTGTTTCGTGCAGCTTTATCCCCGCTATGGCTTCGGCGGAAATTGGATCAGCCGCGCCTAGTCGGGTGCCTTCGCGAACAAGGAGAACGTCAAATGCCATTTTCTATCTCACACTCAACTGCGCTTTTTGCTCGATATTGACACCATCAAGCTCTCTGCCCCCATCCCTCACGAACGCATTAACCGCCGTCTGCAAAACATCGTTGCTGAAATACGGACGCAAGGTTTCCAGTGGAATGGCCGATATATTTTCTATCGTGCCAGTCCAGACCAATCTTTGCGATGCGCTCGCCCCGGTAAATGAACGCGCCTTTGCAAGTTGCGCCGGAGTAGCCGCACACACCTTTTCTTCTATCCGGTCAGCCATAATCGAACTGCCAACCGCTGCGTTTATCAATTCATCAGCGGTGTCGCTAATGCCAGCTTTCTCATGCGCCTCAGCCTCTTTAGCCAATGCTTCGGAGCGTTCTCTCTCGACACGGGCTTGCTCTAACTGTCTGGCACGTTCTGCGGCTGCGCGTTCATCAAGCCATTTCTGCAACACAGCCGTATATTTGGCGCGGATCGTGAATAGTTCTGATTCAAGACGGTTTTTCCATCCATCAACGGCTTTTCCACATTCAAGGTATGGCTTTTTGACCGTTTTATGAATGTCAGAAACCTTGCTGGTCAGGCTTATGATGCTTTTGACGGCATCGGTTGCTATGCCAGCCTCTCTTTCGTCCGTGATAATCTTGGACTCAGGGAGAGTCTTGATAAGCTCGCGCAGTTCTTTTTCCTGATCGGACAAACATTGTGCGACGACTTCCAAATCAGACGGCGGCAAATTATGCCCAATGGGTGCGATATGGTTCATTTCGATTGCCCCGCCATTAAGATTGATGAAGATGGCATTTCTTGGTCTTCAGAAACAAAGCTTTTGCGCCGTTCATCAATAAGTTGAAAAAGTCGTTGATGATACTTCGGTAACTTTGCGACAAGCTGTAACGTGAGAGTCAAATGGCGTTTGACAGAAAGCGTTAGTTTCTCTTCAGTATCGCACAGAGCTATTTCGTCGGCATAGGCTTTTGCCTCGTCGGCGAGTTTCTGTTCTTCCGGAGACAATTCAAATGGCTTCGGAGCCTCATGCGCTTTATCATCATGCTGGCGGTCGTCATTGAATCCGCCCTCTGGAACTTCTTCGGCGGGTGTGGTGGATAAATTCGCATTCATCATCACCACCACATGAGCGAATGCGCTGCGGCAAGCCCTGCTTATGGCTCTGGTTTGTGCCATTGCGCGGATAGCGTAATCGGCGCGTTTTGGCAAAGTTTCATCCCACCATATTTTCTCTCCACGCTCTTTTCCCCATTTCCATTTCTTATGAATACCACCAAACCAAGTTGCCTCATCTTCTCCCACAAAACCTTCGGCCTCGGCAATTAACGCCCCATCCGACATTCTGCGAATTTGTCCTGTTGCCCTAAATCCGCCATCGACCCTTTCGACATTGACAGAAGACGCCGCACAACCATGCGCAACGGCTATGGCTTGCCATCCCTCAACTTGGACATAATTTCTGTCGCCGATTTTCCTTGCGGTAGCCAAAACGATATCTTTGCAGATGTTTGCGGCATCAGTGGATATTCTGTAAAGGGATGTTACCTCTGTTGTCACCAGTTCATTGCTCATCTTAGTTCTCCATTGGTTAATAGTTAATTTTCCACCACAACAATCGTCTCAAACTCCCCATGCGCATAACTCCAGTGGAGGCAGTACGCTCCCAGCATAAGGATTGCCGCGACTACGCATATCGTGATGCGATGCGTCCATATGTCATGCCAGTCGATTGTCTGCTCCTTGAACGTCCCGTAACGGATAACGTCGGTTCGCATTTCGTCTGTTGAGCGCATGGTCATGGCATCCCTCCATTAATCATCTTCATCGGTGTTCCGTTGCTCGTCGTGAAATGCGTAACGGTGTCCGGAAGTTTGTTTTGCAAAGCCAGTTCCGTGAATTGCCTTCTGTCGCGCTCGATTATCTCCATGTATATCGCGGCCTGGATTTCGGCTTCGGGTTGGGTGAGGGGGCGGTTCATGATGCCCTCGATTGCGCGATGGCTTTATTCGCTTTTATGTGCGCTATGCGTATCTCCGCTGCACTATTAGCGTCAGACAATGATTCCAGAGCATCTAGCAATGCATTTTTTTGCGATACAAAAACCGATAATGCAGCAAGCCCTTTTTCCGAAGGATGTTCTGGATTGGTTTGTCCCGCAGGAACTTGTAGGCGATGATATTGCTCTAAGGCTTCTAGAATAATTTTTTGTGCGTTTTCCATAACTACCTCGCTGCCAGTTGTTGCGGTTTCTTCGTCGGAACCGGATGCAATGCGCTCGCCGGAACCGCTAAAGCCAACCTGTTTGCCTGCGCGTGAAGATATTTCGCATCACTGACTTTCCCGAACACCGGACGATCCACATAAACCACCTTCGCCGGAGTCCGGTACTCGACCATCACTTCCTTCCTCACAGGAGGTTCGCGCCATGCCGTTCCTGCGGTGAAGCTGGCAAAGCACAGTACGGCGGTGAGGATGAGTTTGGCTTTGGTCGAGGCTTTCATGCGGCATCTCTTTCAGCATCGGCAAGACGCTTCATGTCGGCCAATGCTTCTTCATTTGAGCAATAGAAATCCGGCATTTTCTCAAGCTTTGGATCGCTCTTGAGATAAATAATCGCGGCTGCGGCAGGAGTTCCCATCGCAAATTTCAAAGCTTTTCCGCCTTCGCCAGCCAAAGTCACAACCCAACCGGCACGGCAATGCGTGGTTTCGCATTTATGCCAACCCACCATATCCAAAGCATCAGGTGACACGGTGCATGCGTTATAAACGGTCTGGTGGATGTCCTTGATGAAAGGAACCCCTTCCAAATTTTCGCGCAGGTCGGCACCGATCAGGTTGGCACCGATCAGGTTGGCACCGATCAGGTTGGCACCGCGCAAGACGGCACCGCTCAGGTCGGCACCGATCAGGTTGGCACCGCGCAAGACGGCACCGCGCAGGTCGGCATCGATCAGGTTGGCACCGATCAGGTCGGCACCGCGCAGGACGGCACCGCGCAGGACGGCACCGCGCAGGACGGCACCGCGCAGGACGGCACCGCGCAGGTCGGCACCGCGCAGGACGGCACCGCTCAGGTCGGCACCGCTCAGGACGGCATTTTTTACTGCTTCGCCAAGTCGAATTTTTT